CCTTTACCATTATAACCTAAATACCAAGTTTGCCAAATATCTTCTTTAGTTAACTTTGGTAAAGGCTTGGGATCAAGTGAATATTTTAATCTAGCCATATAAGCACCTGTTAAAGGATCGTAGTTTTTTAAATCCTTAACAAATTTATCCATACTTTTGGGGTCCGCAGGATCATAACCAGCCCTAATTAAAAACTTATTATAATTATTATCTCTAAGTTTATCTGTTTTGTTTCCAAGTTCATCTACCGCAAAACCACTTTTTTCTAATATTTGATTAAGAAAGGGTTCATCAATAGACCATTGACCACTGGTATAAGTTCTATTATAGGCAGGATCATAAAAACCTAAAGAATTTTCTAAAAAAGCAGTGCTTATCATTAATGCTGATAGTTGTTTTTTATTTTCTTCTGGAGTGTCATCATTCGCTATAACCTCATTTATAGCTTCCATTATTTCTTTATTTCTTTGGTTTTTAGATTTTTTATCGTCTTTATTAACCTTTGGTCCTTTTTTTTTATTTTTACTTAATAAAACCATTAATTAAATTTATTTAACAACAATGTGTCTATAGAGTTCTGTACAGTTTTTTTATCAGCATCTAACTGAAACATAACAGTGGCTCCAAATTTTTCTTTTTGTATTCCGTTATCAAATATAATAACTGTAGGTATAGCAGATACATCATATTTCATTTGAATATCCATATGTTTTGATATATCTATTCTATAAATCATACAATCATTTAATTTTGTTAATTCTTTAAATTCATTCTGAGCATTCCATCCAGCCCAAAATTCTACAACAACAATATCTTTTGCTATTTTATTTTTAAAATTATCAGAGGATAAAAACTCTTGACTAAAAGCAGTACCACAGGTAAATATTAATATCATTAATATTATGTAAACAAAACCTGTAATATCTATTCTTTTTGTCATTTTTTTAAGTCTTTAAGTTCATCTTTAAGTTCGTCTAACTCTTTTATAATATTATCAATTTTCTGTCTAGCCATCTCATCTTTCATGTTAAACTCCATTCTTGTAGGAGGCCACGTTTGTGAAGCAGCAGGGTCTCCCATATCTATAGTATAAGTTCCTGTTCCTGGTTTAGGTTTTTCTAAAGCCTCTTCAACTTTTGACTCTAGTTCTACAAATTTAGAATTTATATTAGATAGCATTCCATAATAACCCGCTATTAAGGTAGCTACCCCAGCTACAATCCAAGCAAGGGTTTTAATACTTATTTTAAATTTACTGTCTTCTGAAAATTCTTTTGTCATTTTACTTTTTTAAAACCCCCCTAATAAAAGGGGGATATTTTAAATACTTGTTATTTATTTTTTGTCACAAACTTTGTCGCAATTTTTCTTAGCGAATTTTTCAACTCCACTAATACCAAAACAACCAAGTACGATCCATACAAATGAGTCATACACAAACTCGTTTATAACTAAGTCTGCACCAACCCATCCTGTAATCATATCAGCCATCATGATTACGCACATAATAAGGAACGCTATAAAACCAACTATAGCTTTTTCGTTCCAATCATTGTTGTCTTTAAAAATATTCATATAATAATTATTTAAGTTCATATTTAATTTGGCCATCTTCAATGTAAATTCCATTAGGTTCTTTTATGGCCTGCCCCAATAAGTTATATAACTTACTTTCTTTTTTGTGTTGATTTAACAACTCAGGTATATTAGATGTACAAGGAAGCCCTGTATCACAATCTAAATATTCTGTGTTAATTATTTCTACATACTCTATTATAGTGTCTGTAGTAAAAAATTCTATGTATTCTGTTTCTATCTCTACTATTGTGTCAAACACAAATACATCTACATACTCAATAACATCTACAAATAAAGTATCTAAGGCTCCTTCCATATATAAAGTATCTGTAACAAATATCTCTTCAAATATAGTTTCGTATTCAATCTCTACTATGGTGTCAAAAACTATTTGTGTAATATACTCTGTGTTATAAATAGTGTCTGTTTGGAAAATAGTTTCATATATATAAACTGGTACATCTACATATACAGTATCACAAAGTGGTGGGGGTGGTATACAATCTAAAGGTAATGTTGGCACTACATCCTCTCCCTCATCGCTGGCATCCACACAATCGACCCACCCATCGTTAATCCAAGATGTTTGTACACATCCATTTGGTGAGTATTGAGTCCAGTTTGCTGGATCATCTCCACAATAAAAACCTTCTGCCTCAGCACATTGTAAACATAATTGTTGAAAATCAAATTGCGAATAAGAAAACGAACTTATAAATGCAAATAGTATTATAATGTATTTCTTCATAATTAAAATATTAAATAGTTAAACCCAAACTTTACTTCGTAAATCTCTTTACCCCAATACCTCATGTGAGTACCCTCTACAAATAAACCTAAGTTTTTAGTTATTCTAGTTCCAAACACTAAGCCAGCGTCCCACTCTATATTATCCCCATCGTACTCATAAGAATATTCATCTAATCCATAGTGATATGGTAAACAATTAAACCAACCATGAATCCATGTTGTTGGTGTGTACTTATAATAAGCTAATCCTATTACAGCACTAATTTCTTTTTGTAAACCTAACTTATCTAATTCCTGCTCATTAAATCTAGCGACAGCATCACCAAACCACCAATTATAAAATTCATCATTTGACGTAGCAATCAATATAGAATCACCGCTACTAACGTCATACCAGTTTTGATCTACATAAAAACCTTGTACCCACTGTTCTGAAGCATAACCAAAGTCTTCTGCTAAATCTTGAAATGTAGATTCTCCAGGTACCCAAAAATCTTCAATAGGATTTATCCCGTATACTGGATGAACTCTGAATGTACTACCAATAGTTAGATCCCAATTACCTTTATTTAATCTAAACCTATAATCTAAAGAGGTGTACTTTAAACCTACTCTTTGGTTGTCTGTGTATTGTGCTTTGACAACGAATTTATTTCCAAGGTATCTAAGCCAGAAATTTTGCTCAGTAAACTTATCACCCCTATTGCGTATAAAAGAATAATTAAAAAGATACTCCCAACCATTAGCGTTACCAATAGTAACGTTGTCCGCAGTATTTCTTTCAGTACCATAATACCATGTTTGGCGTTTTGTTTCATAATCAAATCTTGCTATTTTTCTGAGCCCTATAGTTAAATTATAATCATAAGGAGAGACCCACGTTACATCCTCATAACCCTTGTCTACCGCTATATAATCTTCCCTTTCTGTAAAAGGAGTGCCAACTGTTACTGAAGTGTAAAAAGTAGAATATTTAAAAAAATCCTCTATTTGTGCACAACATTTTTTTGGCACAGCACATGATATTAGTAATACTAATAATATTATTATAAATTTTTTCATGCTACAAATATAGTTATTTTTTACAAAAACACCTTGAATTATTAGATGTTTATTGTTTTTCTTCCATGTACTCTTCCATCAACTCATTCCAATATTTTTCAAAGTCATCATTCTCTAATATCCATTTAGCACGAAGATCATTAATCTCTTTCCATAATTCTTCAGGAAATCCTTCTCCTTTTAACTCGTTATATTTTTTCCACTCTTGATGAAGAAGATAAGCAGCAGCCTCATGCTCTCCTCGTTTTTCAAACATTTCATAAATATCTTCCAACTGAGGACTAACTCTTTCTATACCCAACTCGTAATTTATTATTTTTTGAATTTCTTTTTTAATATATTTTTCTGTTTGAATATCAAACTCTTCATCTAATAAATCCTCTTCACTGAGGCCCATCGAATCAACAAATGTTCTTTTAGCCATATCAATTACATCTTTTTCTATAAAATTCATGATCTCACCCACACTTAAATTTAACGGTATTTCTTGATTTGTTCTTGAATTAAAAAAGTATTTCTCTCCTTCTTTTTCTACAATTTTATACTCATAAAAATCTAAAGCCTCTTTAACTGACTTTTGCCTTATAGCTACTTGATTTTTTTTATTTTTAATTATTTCATCAGCCCTTCTTTGTGACTCACTTTTTTTGTCACTAACTTTATAACTTACAAAATCATCTCCACCAATAACTTTACCTATATCATTAATATACCTTTGTACAACATTATCAAACTCAAGCCTTTCTTCTTTACTTAAACCTTTACTTATTTTATATGTTGCATCAAAAAATTGATATATAAAATTATTATCTAAATTAGTAAATATAGATCCTAGTATCTCTTTAGTTTTAATAACATCCCAACCAGTAACATATTCACTAAGATCTCTTAGTATAACATCTTTCTTATCACTAAGTTTTTCAACTTGATTATGGCCTTCTATAATTCTTTCATCCATATATATTCTTCTATTTTTAAAAGCGTCATAATTAGCTGCCCATTTTAATACTAAATTTATAGCTGGATATGATGTAATAAAATCTTCAATACTACCTAAACCAGGAGGAAGTGCGTTTTTAAACCTTCTTAAATAAACACCTTGATCAAAAAAATATTCAGGAACAAAAGGTAAGGCTTCCCATAAAGAATTACGAACACCCCTACCTAACCTTTTTCCTGTTATTCTATTGTAAGCATAATCTTCAAAAAGAGTGGAGACAAAACCAATTATTTCTGGTTTACGTATTTTAATATATTGAGGGTTTCCTTCATCATCGTAATAACCAGTTAGGTAAACAAAGTATTTATCTAAAACATAATCTGGTATTTTATCATACTGATATTCTATACTCTCTTGTAATAACATCTCTAATCTTTCTATCTCATCTTTATTACCCTCATCTCTAGCTTTTTCTAAAAGGCCCCTTAACTTATCCTCATCTTCTTCCCCAACCCATTTGTATAACATTAAATTAGCGGCCATTAAACCAGCCCCAAACATCATACCCAGTTGAACCATGTCATGGGTAAAATTAACGGGGTTTTGAGATATATGCTTAGCGGGCTTATACATAGTTTGCCACCCAGCGTTCAAATAAGGAAAGCCAGCATGATCTAAAGCTTTTACAGCATCACCCCCTTTATTAAAGTTTGCTGTGTTTACAGATGCTCTAACGGCTTGTTTTTTTAAATTTATAAGGTCATCACCTGTTGGTTCCTTACCTCCGTTTTGTTTTTTATATCTTTTTTCATATCTAGCTAAATTTCTTTTATAAGCGGCTAAACGTCCCATTTTCTCAGAAAATTGATTCATAAAACCTAAAAACCTTTTAGTAGATTCCCATGACCCCCTGTCTACAGGATTTGAAAATGGTGTATCCATGCCTGGTAATTTACCCGCAGCCTCTTCTTTTAAAGCTTGTTGAACTGCATCAGCTTCTGATATGTTCGGGTTTTTAGCCATTATATCTTCTATTCTTTTTGTTACCATATCTTTACTCTCCTGAAGAAGATCTCCGTAACCACCTCTTCTAGAATAAGTGTAATAAAAATCTAAGCTACCACCTAGTTCAGAAAACTCTTTCCATAAAGGCCCATCAAAAGCCGCATCTTTTGCCACACTCAACCAATCATAAGTAGCTAAACCCATTCTAGCTGGAAGAAAATATTTTGTAACAGGATTTCCATAATACGTTTTTGTAAAGAAAACTTGTTGCAAATAATCTAAAGGCATGTTTTTTAAAAAGAATTTAGGAGCAGCGAAACCAGTTGCACCCGTTTTTATTGTTGTAGAAAAAAGTCTAGGAAACGCAAGGTTTCTAGAAGCTTGTACCCAAGGCCTATTGTAATTACTTTTAGGCCCATTATTAAAGCTTTTGTAAACAGATTTTAAAACAGCAAATTTTATTTTTTTACCACCTTCATAATAACTCATCTCCACATAATTTTGCGTATCGATAGGTGACTCTGGTGTAATGGTGTAACCAATAACATCTTTAACTTTATTAACCTTACCATCTATAGACCCAAATATATTGAATAAACTTTTGGTTTTTACAGGACTCTTACCAGTCTCTACCTCCTCTATTAACTTAATAAAATCAGCTAATTTTTTTCTAGATCTGTTTTCAAATCTTATTTTATAAGAAGATGCTATACGCATTTGTAAAAGTCTTACTGGGTCCATATACAATATCTCATCACTACCATGTGATAACTTTTTTAAAGGACCATCTAAATTATCTACCATAGGGGAGTCTGCCTTTCTAGTTCTATGAACATTGGTCTCCGCAAATAATAAATGATCTATAAATAATCTAGGATTATAGTTTATATCTTTTATTTCCTCATAAACATTAGGATCAATAAGACCCTCATCAAACTCGGATTTTAATATTTTTTTATACTCATCAAATAATTGATCACTCTTTCTTTTAGTGAGCTCCCATCCTGGATCAGTATTTTCTTTAGTTTTAATTATTTCTTCCGCCCACTCTTTAGTCATACCATGACTCGTTTCATTATCAATAGAAAGATTTGGAATTTTAGGATGTTTTCTTCTATGAAATTTTTCTCCAGCATAATTAGAGCCAGAAGGAACATCAACAGTTTCTCCATCAGAATCTTTAGCAACTAATTTATATTGACCATTTTCAACAACATATGACATTTTATCTTTAACACCCATTTTATCTATCAACTTATCTAATTCTTTTTCTAAAGATTTAATTTGTTTTTTGTCAGTAGTTTTATTTATCTCTGTTATAACAGCGTCAGCAACAGATTTGTTTTGATCTGATAATTGATCTAGTTGAATTACTCTGTATAACATATTTACGAAACCAATATCTTTTATTTGTTCCTTAGTTAAAGCTTTTCCCGTTCTAGTAATAAGTCCACCAAGATAGCCATATTTATGTATAGGGTATACCCTATTTTCCTCATCTCTCCATATACGATTTTCAACATCTTTAGCATATTCTTTAGCGGCACCTGGTGCTTGAAGTTGTAGTGTCATTTCTACTAAAACCATCATATCGCTTTCTGAAAGATTGTACTCTTTAGCCATACTTCTTATTCTCTTTCTAATGACATATTTAGATTCAACCGTTCCCACCATAAACTTTTCGCCCTTTGCAAATTCTAATAATCTAGCAAAACCCTTTTTTTTGTTACCAGAAATATCAGCATCATGTTTATCTTTTATAGATTTTTCTATATCTAAAATTTCTTGTTCTGTATACTTTCTTTCAGGCCCTATATTTTTTGATTTAGGTTTTTCATTTTTAACAGATTCATTTACAATATCCTCATTAATATTTTCTTGATGAGACTCTTCTTCAGTCATATCTAAAGTACCATCCTTATTAGCAGACATTCCAAACTCTGAAAGTCCTTCAGGGTTTACTATATCGTCTACGTGATTTTGAAAAAAAGTTCTTATTTTGTCTTCAACAGATTTATCAAAAACATCACCTTTTTTTGAGTTAGCCTTAATATAATTTATACCAGCATCTATAGACGCTAAAACATTATTAGTGGCTCTAAGGGTTTTTTCCATTACAAATAACCCAGCTTTAACAACTGGCGTTATCATAAACGGATCGTTGTATAGCCTGTTACCTAAGTCTTCACGTAGTTTTTTAAGCTGTTTAGCGAAATCAATTAAGATTTGAAATCTTTGAATGCCTCGCTCATTAAGTGCATCTCCTGTTCGTTTATCGATGATATCCTTGGAACTGTCCCCATAGTCAGCCGTTCTTTGTTTTCTGGTAAGCTCTGTTTTGATGTCAGTCTTAAACGACTTTTCTTCTGATGTAATTGTTTCGTATTCGCCATTTGTAAAAATTTTAGTGTTAACATGTCCTTTTTCTATGGTGTTAAAAATACCCTCACCAAAGGTAGCTTTAATTTCCGCCAAAGCCGAGGCTGTATTATTTAAATATTTTTCTTCAAACTCTTTTACATTATCTATAGTTAAACCATCTTCCATTAAAAACTCTGGTATAAATTGAAATGATAAACCTATAGTTTCACCTTGTTGATTTTTGTGAATAGAGAACCCATCTATTTCATTGTTACGAAGTGCATTTGAAATATCTTGTAATTCAGTTTCGTTGACAGGGTTGTTAAATTCTATTCTAGTAAAAGGTCTTGCGTTTGGATGAGAAGAATCTGTTGTTTTGGAAACAAAAACTTCGTTCTGATTATTATTAGATCCTATTTTTATAACCTGATCCACAACTCCTGAAATATCTGCGTCTTTACCAAAAACAATCTCGGCATCTATATTTGGCTCAGCTTGACCCATATACATACCCTCTGACACAGAAGCTTTACCCGCTAAAGGATTTATTTTTAATATAGCTTCATTAAGATCATTTATAGCCTGATCTAACCTAACTTCTCCATTAAGCTTATCAATCATCATAGCCTCTATTTCCATTTCAGGTAAACCTTTAGCTTGAGCGTCAGCGATGGCATCTGCTATAAGGTTATTCATTCTAGTTTGTTGTTGTTCCGTTAAGTTACCTATGTAAGCTGTAACACCAACCATTAACCTTTCTGTAGCCTGAGCTGCAATAACCTGTTCTTCCATTGTGGATTTTTCAAAACCAGATTTACTAGAGTCCCATTGGTTCTTAAACCAAGTATCTTTTTCTATAAACCACATAGCAGCTTGTAAATCCTCTGCGTTTTCTATTCCTAATTTTTCAGCAGCTTTTTGATAGACACTTTGAGCAAACGCAAAATCTTTAGCACTAACCCCATTTTCCTGTGAAGAACTAAATCTCCAAGGAGTACCTGAGTCTTGGTATAATAATCTTCTAAGGTTTCTACCTGCCCAGACATCTATGGTAGCTCTTCTATTTCTTCCAGAAAGATTTTCTGTAAATTGTTTAGTTTTAGGCCCTGGTTGCATATTCATCCAGTTTCCATACAAAACCCTTGTTATAGCACCCGTTGTTCCAGTTATACCAAACATCATTCCGTTTGACTTTCTTATACCAGAGTTTTCGGAAGCTTGTTTAATTTTACTTATAAATATATCTTTAGTTTTTACTAGGTCTGGATTACCAAAAACACCCGTCTCAAACTGTTGTGTTATATTTTGAACATCTGTATTATAAGATTCTAAAGCTTGATCAAAATAACCTTGGCTATACATTTCTATAGCTTCTGTGGCTTTTTGAAAATTAGCTTTTGGTGTTGATTGTGGTGAAGTAACTCCTAATAATTCAATAAATAAATTAGAATTAGATCCAAACTTTTTTTGTATAAGATCTTTTGTTTTACTATACCAACCAAAACTACTTTCAGTAATACCCTTATTTTGATTAAACTCTTGAACCATTCTATCTGAAGAGACATCAATCTTCTGCTCTTCGCTCATTCCTTTTAAAGCTGGGCTTTCGCTAAGATCGTAATTATATGTTTTAAAAAGAACCTTTCCTTTCGTGTTTATAACCGCCTTACCGTCACCATCAATCACTATCTCCAGTGGTACTAAAGTTGGATCTGTTCTACCAACACTTACTTTTTCTATAGCACTTTTAACTAATTCCCATTCAGAGTTATTATAATCCCCCCTTGACATAATAGGACTTAATTTATTATTAGCTATTTCGTATAGCTCATTAGACTCTTTATTGGTATATTCTCCTGGAAACCTTTCTTCTAAAGCTGTGTTAAATTCTTTATTTGTAATATTATTAGAAGGGGGACCTATATCAACCCTTTCTCCAGTTACTACATCTATTAAAAATCCTTCAGGTTTTATTTCTTTTACACCTCCTTTTTCTTTTAAAAGCTTTTCAAATCTTTTTATTTCACTATTAATAAAGTTATAGTATTCTGATTTTGAAATTTCATAATCACCACTAGGGTTGTTAAAATCAATACCTAAAGCCTCTAAATCAGCTTTTTTATCTTTTAATCTAGATAATTCAGATTCTATTTCTTTTTTAGAATATGATACTAATTGTAATTGCTTTTCTTTAACTCCATTTTTTAATACACTTTCCGCATAATTAGTAGCTGAGTCATCACCAAATAAAAACTTTTTCCTTAATTCTGATTCATTAAATTTTGTTGTGCCCTTAATAGACTCAACCGCATTATTAAATGCAACACTCATTTTTTGACCCGCTTTAAGTCCAGCTTTTAATGTATTTAAAAACAACTTCCAAGCTTCCACACCCATACCCATTGTAATATCTGAGTTAAAGCTTTTTCCTTTATTTCTTTGTAACCTATTAAGCTCGCTATCTATATTAGATATCATTTTATCTATAAGAGATTTTTTATCTTTAGGTGGTTTTATGTCTCCTTTAGGTTGACTAGCTGTTGACTCCCCAGTTGATGCTTCTAAAATTATTTTAGCAGTTTGAGAAGATCCTGTAGTTAAGTCTATTGGGGTTGATAATATATTACCCGTCATTCCTCCTAACATTTTCCTAACATTAGCTATAGACTCACCTCTTGTTTTACCAACCACTTGTTTTGTAGAAAGGTCTATCCATTCTTTAGTTACTGGGTTTACAAAAAGACTAACGCTTTGACCATTAACAACTCCTTTATGAATACCAGTTTTCCAGTCTAACCTAAAACCCGTGTTATCTGGGCTTGTTGTAAATGAAGGTGGTTTTTGAAAAACAAATTGATCTGGTAATAATCCTATTTTTTGATCAGCAAACGGCCTATCTTTAGGAGACACATAATTATCATCGCCCTTTTTAGGAATAGTTCCGTCTGGATTTCTTAAGTTTTTATTAAAATTAACCCAAGAGTTTTGACCTCTAGTTTCTGTAGTCATAGCCCTTCTAGCGTTTGGACTAAACATTCTAGAGTGGTTTAACCAAGCGTTTTCTTCACCTATAGGGCCAAAACCATTACCTAATTCTGTGTGTCCGTAATAATCATGAACCGCTCTAAATAAATCATTAGAAAGAAGTGGTTTTCCATTTACATCTGTATATTCAGTTGGCTTTAACAAAGGATTGTCCTCCATAGCTTTTTCTGATATTTGGGTTTCACCATAACCCTCTAGTGTAGAAAATATATATAAATGTTTATTATCCCTAACATCCTTAACCATCTCATCACTATTAGCATAAGGCTCTCCTTTTCCTTCCCACATCTCTACCTCAATACCATCTTTAACTAATTGATTATATTGCATACCAACCTCTTTAGTTAAGTCATTATAAGCCTGTTTAACCCTAGGATTATTAGGATTATTTTCCATAGCATCGTAAGCATCTGCTATTTCTATAGAGTTGTTTTCATTTATTTTTGTTACAGGGGTGGGGCTACTATAATCAATACCTAATTGTTCAGAATTTTGTACAATATAATTTTGAGAAGATTCAGATGTTCCTGGATTAGGGTCGTTAAATAATCTTTGTCCAGCAGGAACATTTGTTTCTGATCCCGCAGAGTTTCTAATAGACTCTTCTTCAAAAATATTAATATTTCTACCTGTGCTAGGAGCCATACCTAATTCAGGTTTTATTTCTGTAACACCAGAATCCTCTCTTTTTTCTCTAGCCTCTTTTGATGCTTGAGTAATAGCGTCAAATCTAGACATGCCCTCCAACATTAACTGCTCTACTCTTGCTGCCACTGGATCTATTACAAGAACAGGTGCTAAAGGTGGGCCATCATCACCAGGTGGAGGTGTTTTTAAATTTAAAAAACTAACTAAATCATTTTGCATTTGATGATCTCCAGTAATACTTATTTTTAAATTTGTAGAACTTTTGTTATTATCATCAGAAAGAAAATTAGTCATTTCTTGTTTAGAAACATCTTTACCATTTAATGAATAAGTAGGGTCTACAGTAGATATTCCTGGTGTAGAAACATGTTCCGAGCTTACAGTCTGTCCAGGGGTATCACCTATTTCTATAGCAAGGTCATGGGTGTAATCTACATTAAATTCATATGGTTTTATTGTTAAATCTTGAGGACCTTTATCTCTAGCCTCTTTAGCCTCTCTTGAGGCTTGATTTATAGCATCACCTCTAGACACGCCCTCTGACATTAATTCCATAGCTCTAACAGCCACTGGATCCATAACGGTAACACCAGCAGAAGGAGGACCGCCAGGTCCACCACCACCACCTTTTCTAAACCACTCTATAAAATTTTGAAACCGTTGATCATCCATACTTTTTACAGTAGCATCTAACCATTCTATATCCATCTGCATCTGACTGTAATCAACATCCATAGGAGATGATTGTAATAATTGCTCAAAAGTCATACCCGAAAGGTCATTTTTCAAATGAGCTCCAGCCTCACTGTTTTTAAAATTATTTATAACCTCTAAAGCACTTTCAACTTCTTGCATGGTTTTTGGAGTCAACTCTTCACCTTTATAGTTTTTACCAGTGTTTTTCATGTTATTTAACTCTACCTCTGCAATATTACCAGTCATAACACTAAAACCTGCCGACATACCATAACACATAACCGCTGTTAAAAGGAATCTTTCTACCACTTCATCTTCTGTTCTACCTATAGTTTCCAGCCAAGCCTGTTCCCAATCACCATTAAAATCATCTAAATTAGCCATTAACTCACCACCATACTCAGCAACTATTTCTGCTGTACCACCAAGACCAATTCTTGTCCCATGATATCCTGCGGCTCCTAATCCTGGGTTTTTTTGATATAAATTTACAAGCATTCTTCCATAAGGGCCTTTCATAAACAACTGATTAAAAACACTCATTACACTACCCTCTACCATTCCTCTATCAAAACCAACGTCTGAATCAGCCATTTCATAAGCAACACCCGCATGAATACCATCATAAGTGGTTTTTAAAGCAAATCTACCTATCTTAGTGCTATTTATTGCATCATAAACCTTTTTGACACCAGGTATTTTTTTAGACCCACTTGCAACTGCGGTTAATCCCGAACCAGCTATAGGATAGGTTAGTAAAATATCTGTTATAAAAGAAAGAGTGTAACCTATTCCCCCACCTAATTTTTCATTAAAAGTAAGTTCTTGTGCATTTAATGCGTTTTCAGTAGCCTCTACTCCAGAGGTTTGCATGATGTTTGCTGTTTTTTGTAGTACAGTTCTTTCAGTGTCAGGAGGATCTGTTACAGTTGCTCCAAAAAAACCTAAAGTGTCACCGAATCCACTCATAAAATTTTGAAAGAAAGCGTCCACACTTTTGTCAAATTCAGATTTATCTGCTAAAGCCGCTGTGGGGTCATAATTAAACGCTATTATATCAGCCAAAGAAACCATGTTAGACCAATTTTCATTATAACCTTGTGCAAATTTTTCTGCTACATCATACATATAAACCCTGTCCTCTCTTTCATAAAGAGTTTCTCCGCCTGTCATCATTGAAATAGCATTTGCGTTAGAAGCAAGATTACCAGTTTGGTCAAAGTTATATTCATCTAATTCTAATTTAACTATATAACCTGGGGTTTTTCCTTCAGTAGATACACCATATATATCTCCGTATGTAAAATTTAAATCTTTTGCGTTTTGGACTCTACTTGTGCTATTAGATCCTGGCACCCCACTTTCTGTATTTATTGTATAATATAAGTTTTTATCAGGAAGCTCAAGGGATCTTAAGTATTGATTATTATTAATATCATTGGGGTCAGAAGAATATCCATATTCATTATCTAAAGAAAACTGAGGAATAAATTTACCATCTTTATCGCTCCAAACAACTTCAGATCCCGTATCTGTGTACACAGCTCTTCTTATATACCCATTATCCGTGTCTGCATAAACTAAATCTATAAGGTCTCTAAGTAGTATTTTTTGCCCACTAGGAAGCTTTACCACTTTAGTATCAAATAAATGTTTGTAATATAAATTAACCCCATTAAAAACTTGTAATTGGTTTTGAAATTTACTTAAAGCAGTGTTTTGGCCATAAACCTGAACCTCTTGATTCCATACATTATCAAAGGCTTGTTTTTTCTTAAGAACGTTATTTACGTACTCTTCATTTTGCGACACTTGAGGACCCTCTCCTGTGACTTTACTGTACAGTTCCTCAATACTTCCCTTTTTTTCTTTTCTAAGTTTATTTATTTCATTACCTAAAGTAATTCTATCATTACTAAGGTTTGTAAATTGTTCTTCTAAATCTTTTCTTTCTTTATTTGATAACTCTTGATTATTAAGTTGAGCACTAATGTTATCAATTTTTTTTGTAAGATCTTTATACGCATAATTATATTTAAATAAAGTTACGTGAGCATCGTTTTTATTTAGCCTATGTTCACCCTCTTTTACTAGGGCCCATGAGCTAAGATTATTGTATAATTTTAATTCAAAAAAGTAATTAAAGGCATTAAGATCTTCAGCTAGTTTAGGGTCTTTTTCTATAGCATCATTAATGTTTTCATATTGTTTTATTCTACTACTTAAATTAACGCCTTGTTCAAACAAATCTCCATAACCATATTTTTTAGCCCAATCAACATTTTTTAAAATAAGATTTCTATTTCCCTCATAAACTAAATTAGGAGCTGTAAATAAACCACCCGCATCATACAACATTTCCATTTGTATTTCTTTTAAAGCGTCTTCGGCACCAGGTAGTGTTAGGTCAAATCCATAAGTCTCATCTTTATATGTTGGAAGTATATTCATTACATTAACCTCTTGTTCATCAGTACCTAAACCTATTTCTGATATACCACGAAGTTTATATGTAGACCTATCTACTGGGAATAAAAATAAATCTGAAAACATTTCACTCTCTAAAAGACCACTATCTGATGGATAAGATAGGCTGGTAAGTTGATTATCTTTTTGAGATCTTATTTTTTGTACATTTGTTTCATTTATATTATTTTTAACATCTAAAGTTAATTTTTTAATTTGATCTGTTAAAGAGTGATATTCTTCATTAAGAGCTTCATATTCAATTTGATCTTCTTCTGGTAAATTATAAAAATAACTTTGCTCAATAGTGTATTCCGCACCTTCTCCTAAACTTTCTATAGCCTCTTTATCATCTCTTTTTCCAACATTCTCTGCTATAATCGCTTTTTTCTCTGCATTAATTCTACTTTGTTTATTTAATAGTTTTATAAGATTATTATAAGAATCTAGTCCACTACCACTTATTTGAGAGCTTTTAATAGGTGTGCCATATTCATTAACTGGTATACCTTGAAATTCTTCCAAATTAAAAATAATACTTTCTGTAGGTATATTATATACATTAATTTGTTCATCTCCAGACCTAGACTCTCTATATAATGTTCCAGATGGTTTGTTTACATCTATTGTGGCAGGATTACCCATAACATATATACGCTCACCATTTATGTTAACCGAGTTGTGTGTAGCTGTTATTCCTTTTGTGTCTAGTATATTATTATTTATAGCTTTATTAATTCTAGGTGTATTATTAAACCCATTTAATTCATCTTTATTTTCTAATTCTTTTAAAAGAACTTCTTTTGAAAGGTTTTGCTTTAGATATGGTAATTCGTTTTCTGCTTTATCTAATTTATTTCTATAATTTTGTATCTCAAACTCATTTAAATCACTAAGTCCTAATTTTTCTATAGAATAATCATTGATAAGAGCATTTTGTAAAGCTTCTATTTGATCTTTATTATCTGGAATAAAAAAATCATAAAGCCTATTACCATCCTCATCTTCTTGATAAGAGTTTGGTGCACTATAAAAACCTGAAAGTATATTTAAATTGTCGTCTAGTTCTTTCTTTAAAGACTCTTCTCTTTTTTCTTGATTATTATTTAAAGCGTCTTTTATTAAGTTTGTTCTTATGTTTTCAGGAACATCATTATCATTTACCTTATTTCCATTTTTAAATATAGAACCATCAGCACGACTAATAACCCAAAAATCTTCTGGTATTTCTTCTACTACTGGCGGCCCTTCTACTTTTTTAGTTGGCTCTATTATATTATCATCTTCCTTTATTTCCTCTTCTTTAGTAACTGATTGTGGATTATACTCTTCCTCTTCTTGTTGGGTTTGAGGAACTATAGCACCCTCTTGAGCTTTAAATGGTTTTTTACCCGTAGGTAACTCTACTACAACTGATGATGGGGGGGTATTTATTGTCTCTCCAGGATTTAAAACACCTACATACTTTCCATCAGCATAAACATCTACAGGGTAACTTTGCCTTCCTTCAAAAATTCGTGACTTTTTATCTTTAAAATTAAAAGTAGCTGAAGTTCCTGGTTTAGCACCCTCTAACCCTTTTGTTAATTCTTTTTCTGTGCTTAAATTAAGGTCTGTTTTCGTTTTTGATAAATCCGATGTACCACCTTCCGAATCTGATGTAGAATCTGCCGAGTCTTTTTTTTTTAAACCATAATGGTTTATTATAGAGGTAATTTCTTTTTGAGTGGGTGTGTGTTTAGAAAACTGTGCGTAAGCATCTTTAATCATCTGCTCATAGTCCCCGTCATATTGAGCTAATATACTGTCTATTTCATATTCAGAAAGCTTGTGCTTTGTAAACTGTGAGTAAAACTCAGTTATGCACCTAATAGCGTTCTTATCCTTTTGATAAATTACTGCCATTTTTTGTTTATTTATTTATTTAATTATTAAAAACTCCACCTGGAAATTTATATCCAGACGAAGGTGTTAAATCTGTGTTAAAATCACCATAATATATACCATTGTTACTAATTCCAGTAGACATTTCTATATATTCTTTATAATGGTAATCGTATGTGTCTTTTGAGTGAATCCTGTGTATAGGTACAAATGTAGCCACAGTTCCATCACCAGTAAGAAATTGATTAAGGGGTGTTCCTGGAGTTAAATCTTCAGCTGGTGTATTAGCTATAATACCCTTCATTTCTTCTTTGCTTATCTGAAACTCACCATAATAACAAGGCACCACAATACACTTACTAGCTTGTTCTTTAGTATATTGATTACTAACAGCAAACTTTTGGTTAGCTTTATCCCATTTTCCTAACATTAATTCACCTGTTTCTCTATTTATAGCAACAAGAGACACTTGATTACCTTGTTTAAAATTACCAACTCTACCAGTTATAGCACTTGATATTTCAGGACTTCCTGTTATAAATCCTGTATTCATATAAGTTTGATCACTAACGTCACCATCTGGAATTGGTTGATGTAGCTGCCAAGTTTGATTTGCCTTAATTTTGCTTACAACTGCTTGAGGAGGGGCACCCCCATAACCTGTTTTTATTTGATTGCCTAATATGTTATATGTATCAAAAGCCATGTCACTAACATTATCCATCATATCACTCCAATCACTAGAGTTTCTTTTTGAGGCAGCATCCGTGCTTGCAGAGCTATTAAATTGCTCAAAGTTTTTGTACCCATTAAATTGTTCTAAAATAAGTTCTGATACAAGATCGTTATAAGTTTTTAACTCATAGCCATCATATTGAGATGTTCTTATTAAACCATTCTTACCGCCAGGAAGCTCATCGTTTCTCATAATTTTAAAATACTCGTCCTCAACCCTTCCTTTAGATGGATTAGAAATACCTTGCATCTCCAAAGATATCCTAGCTATTTGTTCAGCTATCTGCTGACTTGTCTCACTCGACCAACTACCTTTACCTTGGTTTAAGTTTTGATCCCATTTAAAACCATCTATTATTTGAGTTCTTAAGTTATTAAATGTTTTTGAGGTAACTATTTTTCTGTTAGGTTGAGTTGGGTCAACTTCTAAAAGTCCAGTATATTTAATTTTTTCAGCAAAATCTTGAATATAATTTGTTTGTTCTTTTCTTATATACTTACCTTGATCCCACATTTTTTTGTCAAAATAATCGTAATAATACTGACCTTTATATGTTATATTTCCATTGTTATCAACACCTAAAAAAGATGGGTCTATAGTTTGATTAAAAACATCACTAATTAAGTATTGGTTAGATTGTGCAGGCTTACCATATGCACCGTGTTCTATAATACGATTACCATTATTATCTATAAAATAACCATCCTTAGAAAGATAATCATTTATATCATTAGGGTCCCCACCTTCTTTAAGAACAAGGCTTTGTGTTTTACCACCATTCTCTGGATTACCGTTCCACAAAGACTTAACTTGAGGATCATCAATACCCACATAACCACTTATACCCGATATCCTTTCATTAACTCTATCTACCGATAAATAAACAGGGTGTTGTTCAAATAAACTAAGATCTAGTTTTGGATTACCTTTTTCATCTAGTTCAGTCATAGCTCCAAACATATTATTTGCCTGTTCCGTCCAATCATTACTATGCTGTGCAAAAGATAAAGCACTTTCTTCAAAATTAGAAATGTACCTAGCTCTTTGTGGATTAAATACACCAGGTATGTTGTCATCAGCTGTATTATTAGGGTTTAATTCATCTGCATACTGAAAGTAATAAGAGTCTATTTGATTCATAATACTATCATGTAAAGGTTGAAATTTTTCGTTAAAGTTTGGTTTAATTTTAGAAATTTCAGGTTTAGTAGGTTTTGATACACCCCCTTTACCTTGATTTAATTTTTGTTGAGCAAGTTGTTCTTCTAACTCAAGTCGCCTTCTTTTTAAACCAAACTCTTTGTAAGCTAATCTGTTTTTAGCGATATCTGGAAGTTGTATTGGACCTGTTGGTTTACCTACTGTTATTCCCATTTTTTTAGTATTTTATTTTAGAAACAGGCTTGTATACTTTAGCTCCTTCTCTTGCTTCCTCTACTCCACCTATTTCTTTTTCTGCGTATTCTTGTGCTTTTTTATTCCACTTCATCATTAACATACCCATCATCTTCATAATGTTTTTAGCATCACCTTTTGCTAATAAAGCTTCTAATAATTCTACATCTTTTGAAGGCATAATAACCTCACCACCTGTCATCTCTCCTATTTTCTTTCCATCTTTCACAAGGTCTATAGGATTCGTTGCATGTTCCTCTTCTCCTGGGGATATATCAGCCTCACCAGCTGGCATAATTTCTTCACCCTCCTCCATAGTAGACTTTCCTTCAGGAGTTTTCATTCCTTCTTTAGCTAAATTTGCACTCAAAACCCCTGGTAAACTAAGTCCCGCTAGACCAAGTTGTAGTTGTTGCTCAAACTGTGCTGCTGAAGCTAAATCGTCTGTATAGGTCTCAAAAAGATCTTGGCTACCAGCAAACTCTTGTTGGCCAAATAAATTTGTTAAGTCTGCTACAGTGCTCATTTGATTTTGCTCTGCTCGCTCACTTAATTCAGCTTCTGTTTTAGCTAAACCAAGGCCTTGTTCAGCTATACCTAAATCTGTTTTATCGGCTTGCTTTAAAACGTTTGCCAAGCCAGCTTGACCTTTAGTTCCCATTTTAGATATATTTGAAATAGCATCTGCCGTAACCTGCTCTGAAGCATCTGATGCTATCTCAAGGGCAGAGTCATCTATATCTACATCTGTTTGTTTTTCTTTTACCTCGCCTATTAAATCTGTAATAGCAGTGCTAGGTGTTGGTGTAGCACCCCCTGGAATAGCACCAAGAGCCCCTGTAGTACCCTGTACAACTTGTGATGGATCCTCCACACCAGCTAACAGATCCTGTAGAGCAGCTTGTTGTTGTTGGTAAGCAAATATATCAAGCCCTGCTCCAATAATTTCTTGAAAAGGTATATTAATACCAGGTTGATGATGAATAAGATATTTTGATAAACCACCTTTTTTCTCTTGTTTATCATATCCTTTTGTAGAGTATTTTCCAACCTTACCCCCTGGTTTGTAAGTAGGTATCGCAGATGGTTTATATACTTTTCTGTTTCTTTTCATAATAAAATTATTTACAAATATAGTTTTTTAAAATTATTTAAACAAGTTAATCATCGCTAAGTTCACTATTGAACACAGTAGATCCTACACTAAATATTTCCATAGGTTGATTAGTTAGTTTACTAAGCTTTGTCTCCATATATCTACCCTTCATTCTATCACCTTCTGCGAAAGCATTTCTAATGACAAATAAAAACAATCCATCAATTACCAAATCAATAGTGTTACCGTCCTCATCAAGTGTTGTTGGTGGCTCTACTAATGTTAATTCTGTGTCACTTATTATAGCAGATATTGTCCCAACTAAAACGTTTTGCTGAGTGTTCTCATCAAAGTAAAAAAGTTGATCTCCATACTCATTTGAAGTGGGGTCATCTGAAGTTCCTATTATAAGGTTAGAATTAGTAAAACTTGTACCTGAACCAATTATAGTGGATGTAAGAACACCATCGTTATCTACCGTAGTGGATCCCGTGCCAACACCAATCATCTCTCCACCGACTCCATTTTGCGTTACAAAGGGTATTTGTGTATAAAGCTTACCTTCTCTTTCGTCAAAATTGTTTTGATTTATAGAGGTAGAAGATAGGTCTGTATTTAAATCTACATCAGCATTTTGAGTAGACTCTAAGGTTATTGATTTATAACCCTTAACGGTAGATGGACCTTTATTAAAATAAAAGTCTAACATAGTTTTATATAAGACTCCATAAAATGTGTTGTAGTTCTCTTCATCTTCATCGTGAATATAAAGACCCGCATCTTTCCATGATACAAATTTTCTATTTATCTTACCATAATAATCAGCAACATGAGAATAAAAAGTCACCCATCTTTTTTGTTTTTCAGCAAAAGAAACTACAGAACCTTCTGTTATTGTTGTGTGATCAGCTAGATAATCTTGCCATTCCTCATCAGAGCCTTCAAAAACGGTTTCATAATATTCCCACTCATCTTGATTCTGCATTATCTCAGGAAACTGTATAACATATTCATTGTGTTTAGGATTCCAGCCACCCTTAATTCTAAAGTGTTTATTGTCAGACATTAACATAGCACCTGTAATAGTTCCGTAATTTGTCTCCCAGTTATATTGTGGATCGTACTTATCGTAGTCACTGGATCTATCTCTAAAATAATCCGCCATTTTAAGATCTGACAACACCGTAAATCCATCTCTAGATAACCTTAATACAGCACCTCTTTTTATATCAGTCCAATAAAGAACGTTTCCATTTTTTACAAATGACTCTGGATTTTTACTTATACCGTAATGATAAAAGAAAGACTCTTTTGTTCCAAGAATTTTATTAGATAAAGCAACATTAGCCTCTCCTTTAGCGTTAAATATAACATCTTTTTGAACAGGTATTCTGTAAGTTTTATCTTCCTGAATCATAACAAGATCTGTGTCTCTAGACTCTATTTTTTGTATACCACCATCTATTCTATCGTAATCCTCCCAATTAAATAAAGCTAAGTTAAATGAGCTTAATCCATTAAAAGAGGTATCTGGCTGATAAACATCTGAATAAGTGATAGAAGCCTCTCTATTATCCTCTTTATAATTTACAGAATATATATTAGCTCTACCTATATTAAAGTGATTAGTTTCTTGATAATCATTTAAATAATAATCCTCCACAATAAAAGGCACGTCACTACCTGTAACCTGTTTCATTATTCTAGGTTTATAATAAATATCACCTGTTGTAAATTGACCAACAGCTGGATTGTTTGATGTAATATTACCAAACACATCTTCACTAAAACCACCACCTTGATCCGCTATAGGAGCCCTATGTCTTCTTGAGGCTTGGTCTATTTCATATTTTTCTCCAAACTCATAGTATATAGTTTCTTCAGCATCTGTTTCTTTTTTAGGTCTATATATTTCTAAAATAGCTTGCCTAAAATTATCAGTGCCATTTATAACATCTTGTTTAGAATATCCAGGAACTGGGTTACCTTCTGCATCTTTTACTTCATGTATAATTAAAAAGAAAGCATCTTCTGATCCATCTGAATTTAATGTATTTAGTTCTGAAGCGTTTTGTATAGGAGATGCTTCACTAAAAGCATCGTAATACTTAAAGCCTGAAATATGAACATCTATATATTGATCTGAAATAAGGTTGTTTTGTTCCTCACTAGGAGATAATGCTGATTGAGATCCTGTTGTTAAAAAACGAACCCTATCTCCTTTTACAAATTTATAGTCAAATATATTAACATCTGGATTAGGTACACCCTCTTCGCTAACAGCATCAAGTGGTATATAAGAATCATCTCTACCTTTTAAACCAGCCATACTTATAAATATACGATCATCATCAACAGCATCACTTTGATTAACATGAACCTTTAGTGCTCTAAATTGAACAAACTCATCAACAGTATTATTCCTAGAATAAAACCATCTATAATGACTAGCCCAATCAGGGGCTTGATGATTTATTTTCCATAATATACTTACTGGTCCATTTATATCTATATTTGCATCATCTATAAGATCACTGTCTATATCTACATCCGCATTTGTTCTTTCTGTGGGAAACTTAACATAAACTTTTGACTCATCGTCTACAAGAACTGTAGAGCATCTACCTTTTTCATCGTAATAAACAAGCCCAAAGTTATGAAAAGCTCCACTTTTAAATGAAGAAACTGCATTTACACCTCCCCCATAATTATTATAAGGCATTGTTCCATAAGTAAGTGTTGCTGTGTTTTTAAAATTATTATTAGATGCTGGTAAATTAGCATTTATGTTATTAATTAAAAAACTATATCCAGGAACGTTACTACCATTAGAGCTAACCATTCTATATTCATAACTAGATATATTAGGGGGTGCTGAAGGAAATACATTTTTCTTTGGAGCTACCCATTCCAATATTAATGTGTTACCATCAACAATAGGTCTTTTGTGCCAAGAAAAATCAAAGTCACTTGCTTGTTCTGGTTTATCTGTTCCAGAGCCATCTATATCAGTTTCATCATTATAAGAGGGTATATCGCTTCCTGTATTAGGATTGATAGCGGCTCTTAATTGTTCCGCAACATGATTCATTTGTGCGGCTACATCTGTTTCACCAGGAAGAGTCTGTATTGTATAACTAAACCTACAAACATGTTCCTGAGAATTTTGAGCTTTAGCTGTTCCAAATTGATTAAACTCTCTTCTTACTCTAAACTTCCAATTAAGATCTATATTGATTGTGGCACCACCTCCCCAGTTAACTAAACCAAAGTTAAATAATAACTTAACTCTAGGAAAACCCTCTGCACCACCAGCGTTAGAACCTGTATAAACACCGTTTCCAAGTGGGTTGTCTATAGAAGACTCTACTAATGATGGGTTTGAGGTGTCAATAACAACTTGTGTTGACTGACCCACTGTATTTAAACTGTGAGAACTAAAGCTTATATTAGCTGTGCTATCACTAGGTATTGTGTCTACAAGTCCATCTGAGTCTGTGTCCGTCCCAAGTGGATTACCAAGACCAAGTGGATCCGCTCCCCACCAAGCGTTTATCATATCTTCATCTGACTGATTACTTAATGGGTCTATAGTTAAAGTTGGAGCATTAATTGTATTTAAAATACTACCAAGTGTGTAAGCTAATTCATTAGTATTAGACTGTTGATTAGTAGTCCAGTAAGGATGTAAAACAAAAGATTGAGCTTCTTGACCAGTTAAAGATGTTGGGTTAGAAGTAAACCCATATTGAGTTGTTAAAGATGTGTTTGTTAAAGGAACATCAAAACCCTCTGTATAATTACCGTAAGCTATTCTATTGTTAGATAAAACAGTTTGAGTTGTAGCTGATCTAGGGACATTATCAAAAAGCTTTAAACTTTCATTACTATCTATACCAGTATACATTTTATCGTTATAAAAACTAATTGTTTGTGTAGAATCTTGACTCATTAACCAAGCACCATAATCATTTTTTATTTTAGCTATACTTTTAAAATTACCTCTATTTCCTTTTGGAAAATTCCCAATATCTTTACACTTTAATACAGCCACTTCAATGAACTCAACAATACCAGATGAGTTTTTTACAGTTACCTCTATTTTATTATCAAAAGATTGATTGTTTTGTTGAGGTATATTATTTATGCTAGATTGAGAAATAGCAATATCACTAATAGGGGACCAGGCACTTACCTCTTTATCATAGAAATGATATCTATACTTAAATTGCCACATATGGCCGTATAAATTATTTTTTTTAAAATTTGGGTCCGTTGAGTATGTGTATGTAGGATAGTCAAGAGGGGGTCTTTTAATAACCTCTACATATTGTTTTTTCTTTGCGGATGGATAAGTTGGGTCATATAGTTGGTATGGGTAATAATCACTTAATGAATATCCAGTAACAACACCCTCTTCATTTACTTGGTATGGGCCCACTATCCCATCAATCAAAGCCATGCTAGCTCTAGATTTTATAACATTAAGAGCATTTGGCTCCCCATATTGCCTTGAGGTCCAGTATAAAACATCTCCAACTTTATCTATATCGTTTATTAAAAACTCTTTTCTCCAATTAAATACACTTGTTCCTGGATTACCGCTGTCTCTAAAAATAGTTTGTATAGTATTAGTTTGTAAATTATATCTTAATATATGATGAAGACCTGCACCAGGATCGCTAGCAATCATATAATATATATGATCATTTTTAGTATCTTCATAATAACCTATACAAGAATAGTTTACAGGAGTTATTTCTGGATGTTGACCTAAATTAGTTAATGCTTTAAAACCACCCTCCATGTAATTTTTATTTGCTTGATCTATTACATTCCAACCCATAGAAACAAAACCATTATCAGGTGTTAATAACTGATCACTATCTCCATATGGACCATTTACTACGTTAACATCAGGACTCCCTTGAGTTAATATGTTTATATGAAACTGATCAACAGAAACGTTACAAGTGCCCTCAAATAGTAAAGCATAAGCATATATTTGTCCTGGTATATAATTTGGGTGATTTGTTATATTTTCAGGGTAAACAAACCAGTCATCATCATTCCAGTATTCAGAGTTATTATCTATAATAGAAACAGAAACCCCTGCATTTGAAAACATTGACCCATAAGTATTTACAAAATCTGTTAAAAACGATAATTGATTTTCAGCAGTAGATCCCTCATATTCTATAGGGGCCTGTATTTCTGGAGTGTTTACATTTGATAAAGAACTTGTAAGTCCTATAATAAAATTTGCTGGATAATAGCCCTGCTCTGTATCTGAAACATAAGTAGATATAGGGTTGTCTATAAGTTGACCATTAAAAAATGCTTCAGGATTTGTTTGAAAAGCGTATTCATAAGCATCTGGTATTTCATTGTACCCAGAATAATTTAAATAATAATTATTAGAAGGCATAAAAAGAATTGTTCTTTGAGGAGTGCACTTTCCAACTAAATTAGGAAACTCATAAGAAACTATTTTATTTCCCTTTATATTCTCTATAACACCCTCTGTATTTGACTCAGAAGATATATTCCTTATATTTAAAGCATAGTGATAATCACCATTCTTCAATAGTCTAGGATCGGTGTC